AGATTAAGCGCCTTGGCGATCTGCAACCGGGCATTTGCACCAGTGCCGGTGATAACCTTACCGGTCGAGATCAGGTCCATGACGCGATCCGCAGTTGCCGCAGCTTCCGGTGCCTTCTCGGCAGCGGCCAACTTGGCAGCATCTTGATCAGCGATCAGGCCACCGAAACGCTCACCGTACTTCTTCTCGGTACTGACGTTGACGTTGGTGGCACCAGCCTTGGCAATCCGAGACTTTTGAGCCTCGACAGCGGCAGGCAGTGGTACATCGGCGTAGGTGCCCACGGTGGTTGGCGCACCGCCCAGACCCGGCAACTGGATCACTTGGCGCTGGCCGCTTTGGTCGATGACCTGCGTCGTGGGTTTGTTCAGTTCCATGAACTTCTCAGTACCCAGCTTCGACTGTGCGATCAGTTGAGCAAAAGCCTGCGGACCTTTGGCAATGGCATCATTGATGCGTCCAAGAGACTGCTCGGCAGTGATACCCCGGGACTTCAGCACGGGACCAAGCACTGGATCAGCGTGATTGGCCTGATGCCATGCCAAATACTGCTGGGGCGCATTGGGGTCCATCGGGTCGATGGTGTCGAGGAACGAGCGCGACTGCTTCAGTTTGGCGTCCACCAGTTCGGTGTCGGCCTTCATCGTTTCGCGGCGCGTTTTCACAAAGTCAGAATAACCTTTGAGGTCACCAGCTTTCAGCAGCGCGTTGGCGATGGCCGTGTCGTCGCTTCCTGCTTGCGCAAGAGCGTTGGTGCGGGCGATGTCTTTGGCCTCGGCGCGTTGAGCAGCGCCCAGTTGGTATTGAGCCAACTGATTTTGGTTTTGGGCACTCTGGATCGCGGCCACACGACCGTACTGAGCCAGTGGGTCTTGGAGTTCGATCCCTCGAACTCCCATTGCGATTGCGGGGTTGATGGGCATGTGAACTCCTTACAGACGACCGCCACCCAACGAATAATCCGGGCTGAACGAATAATCCGTGGTCGGTGTGTACCCTGTTGACGCAGCAGCCGTTGGGGAACGTAACGCATTGAGCATGTTCTGCCCCTGCGAATAATTCAGATAGGTGCCCAGACCTTGAGTGAGTGCGTTTGCACCACCCACATATCCAGAAGCCCGGGCAGCAGCACCACTCATTTGAGTTTCGCCGATGTTGGCCGCAGTGCGCATGCCAGCTTCACCAATCTGCTGCGCAGTCGTTTGACCAACCCCTGCGAGGGATTGCAGAGGTCCAAGACGTGCAGCGCGTTCGGCCTGATACCGATTGAAAGCATTTTGATACTCCTGCGAACCAAGGTCTTGACCGAATCGCTGGATGCCTTTGAGCGTGGCACCCGAGAGCAGTCCACCACGGGCCGCAGCCGACCGCTCCAGCGCCTTCATGCCTTCGGACATGCGGAACCCATAACCCGGATCAGCCTGAAACTGCGGCATACCGAAAGTCTGGTAATCGGTCAACGGAATCAGTTTATTGAGCGCCTGTTCCCCGGCTTTGCGCCACGGTTCGGACAGTTCAACCTGCCGTTCAAACATGCGTTCCTGACCCTCGGCGGCGCGATCAGCAGCAGCAGCCTGAGTTCCGGCTGCGCTGCGTGATGCGCTTGCCCCGATAAGAGAACTGCCGACAACGGCACCAGCAACCCAAAAAGTCATGGCTGCACCTCGATTTCTTTGTGTTTGACCTGATTACCGAGACTGTACATCGAATCGGGTTCTACCTCAACCAATTCGGCCTCGGCTTCCTCGACAGATGTCGCCTCGATGGCGTGGAATGTCATGCAAAGCGCGTCCGTTACTGCATAGACTGCCCGCTTTGTCCCGGGTTTACTTTGAAACAAGTGAGGCCCGGTGACCTCTTGCACATTCCCCTCACCGTCCGTGATCGCAACGGTTCCCGACACGATGAGGTAAAAGTGTTCTTTTTTGTGGACTGCGCCGACCACCAACACCCCGGCATGACGAAACACTTCCCGGCAGTACATCCCGCCGTGGAAATAGTGTTTGGTCTGGGGTTCGTATTGCGGCAGCTTGGACAACTCCTGCTGCAAGGTTTCCACCTTCTGCCGCATCATCTGCGGCGGCGCAACCTCGAACCCCTTACCGTAGGTTATTTTCACTGGGTCACCTCACGCCCACTGACGCGCATGTTGATGGCGCTGGCGGTCCCGGCCAGCGTCGAGATGAAGTCGCCAGGATTCAAAACCTGACCCACCAGTTCCGGGAACGTGTAGACCTCGGACGGCTGGAGCGTCTTGGTCTTGGTGATCAAGTTCTGGTTGCCAGCGGACCCGGCGACCGTGACGAGGTTCACCGAGATCGTGGCGGCGGTGCCGCTGTAATTGGTCGCGGTGAACTTGTCGATGATGGTCGTCACGTTGGTGGCCGTGTACTGCGTGGTCTGCACGTTTTCGACGGTCTTGCCGGGGACGAGGTTTTTGACAGTGACTGCCATAGGGTTTCTCCTTATTCGAGTTGCAGTGCGTTGTTGGAATCGTACTGCGTCATCACCCAGTTCGTCCCATCGGACACGAGGGTAGCGTTGGCTCCGGCCACGGCTTCGAGGATGGCGGTGGTCGCAGACCCACCGGCCAGCGGCACCACATTACTCGAAGCTGACACAAGGGTCTGGGCTTGGTAGTTTTGGAAGTGCAATTCGCGGCCAGTGTTGGTGCTGGCGCTGGGCAGCGTCACCGTACAGGATGACCCCGACTTGTTGTTGATCAGCCACTTTTCACCAGCAGCCACCGTGAAGTTGGTGGTCTTGGTTGCCGGTGCCGTGGCAGTTCCAGCCACCACGGACGATGCGGGCACATTCTCCCACCGCTGCTGCACCGAGTCGTATTGAAGCAGGTCGCCATTGGCAAGCCCGCTGATCTCGACGTTGCTGTCCGTAGCACCCAAGGCCGAGCCAAACGTGGGACGCACGAACAATGACCCATTGGATGCAGCATTGATTACCGAGGCCACGATAACCTTGGGGTTGGGCGCTGTGGGTACGTTTTTGGTCAGACCCCCGGGTACAGCCGGGTTGTAATACAGAATTTGACCATCAACCCAAGCCTCTGCGCCGCCCGTGGTGTTGATGCCGCGCACCAGACCAAACCACGTCACGTAGCCCCAGCCGTTGTTGGCGATGTCTTGGGTGGCGACACCCATGATGTACTCGTTCTGGGTGGCTGTCAGCCCGGTGGCTGGGGCACCTTTGAGCGCACCAGACGCGCCCACGGTGCCAGTGAACATGACGACCTGACCATTGGTGATGGCTGCGTCAGCTTTGATGCGGTAATAGGTTTCTTCACCGATCTGCTGGACAACGCCGCCGCTGTCTTCCATGACGAGGTTGAGCGTCTTGATACCGTCTGCATCGTCCCAGTACAGGGTGCCGTGGGCGTTCGCCCCCGTAGGCATTCCCGATGGGGTCGTGTCAAACTGCAACCACGGCACGTTGTCCTGCTGAAGCTGGCTCATGGTGCCCAATTCGGGCCGCACCTGCACCTCAAGCGCCTCGATCTGCTTGCGCAGTTCCGCGATCTGCTCGATGGTGCTTTCGGTCGATGGGCGCAGGTTTTCGCTGGCCTTGTCCACGATGGCGTTGATCTCGTCAACCGTGAGCATCGGCGGGCCTTTTTGCACGTCATCGAGCGACACCGTGCTGCCGCCCGCTGTTTGGAACAGCGACAGGAAGAACATGTACCACTCACGCGAAACCGTGCCAGTGCGCGGGTCGATAAATGCGACCCGTGGCGGCGTGATTGGTACGTTCAACGGATTAGGCATTCGTCGGACTCACGAGCAGTTCTGCACCCATGACGGCGATCTTCACAGGGTCGGTGCCCGACACCTCGTACACCCGGTCACGAATCTTCATGGTCATGCCCAGACGCCGCCAGATGGCGCGGCGGTAGAACTCACCGATCTTGCCGATGCTGACCCAGTGTTCGCTGGACCATGTATGACCGCCGTCATCGCTCCAACGCAGCATGACCTGCGGGTCGCTGCCTTGGCCGAGGTTTAGGCCCACGCCAGTCTCCAGATCGAGTTGGAGGCTGTGCTGTGCGGTGCGCTTGAGATTGTTTTGACCGGTGGGCAACGCCCTCCACGACCGCAGCCACTTCTGGATGCTGCCGTTGTCCGAGAAGTCGTCAAGGTCAAAGGCGTAGATGTTGCCGTTCTGGTAGTCGCCCACCAAAACTTCGCTGTTGAAGAACACTTGGCAGTTGCTGCGGTGGCGGGTGAACTCGCCGTTGGCGAACCCGGCCCGCTCGTGCCACGCCTGAGTCGCCACATCGTAGACCCATGTGGCGTTGGCGCTGGGGAAAATCAGCACGTAGAAGCTGTGGCCGTCCTGCTGGTAGGTGTACCCGATGGCGTCCGACAGATTGCCGTACTGCTGGATTTGCCACTCGATTGCGTGGGTCGAGATGCGCTGACCCGTGTAGCCGTTGGCCCGGTAGACGATGCCCTGACCCCGAGCGTCCTGACCGAGCCAGAACAGACCATTGTCCATTTTGGCAATCGAGTACGCCGCCACGCAGCCGAGTTCGTTGAACGCGCCTTGGATGCGGGAAAGGGGGAAGTCAGCGTTGCCGCTGTTGTACCAGACCTCGACCGAGTTGGTGCCGTAGACCCACACCTCGCGGTGGTCCACGATGATGCCGACCACGCCGTCCGGGGAACCTTCGGCCGAGGCAAAGTCGAGGGGATCAACACTTGTACCGTCCAGCAGCGCGGTCACCCAGATTTTTTGGCTGTTTGGTTCGTTGAACACGAAGTAGCCGTCCAGATAACCCACGGTCACAGCACCCGGGAAGTCGCTGTCCGTGATCTGCTGGAAGACGTTGGTCTGGGCGTTGTAGATGTAGCTGGGGCCGTTGCAGGCCACGAACAACTGGATGCCGTTGTCAGCCATGCTGACCGGACCATCGACGCCTGCGACCGTGCCGATGGTGGTCACGGTGTAACCGGAGTCCACCTTGTACAGCTTGTCGCGGCTGACCACGTACATGTTGCCGCCGTACTGCCACAGGCCACGAATCGGCCCAGAACCAACGGTCAGTTTGAACTTGAGACCGGGGGCGCGGTTCAGAAACGCAGGCTCCTTGCCACCCTCGGGAATGATCTCGGGGAACAAGTTGACCATGCGGGCATCCGCAGCGTTGACGCTGCGGGCCACGTAGGTAGAGCCGAGAATGGGCGTCTTCATCAGAAGTTACCAGCGTAGATGTTGAACCGTTGCTTGTTCGCCACGATGCCGTAGGGCAGGCTCATGATGTCGTTCGGATTGTTGATCCGCTTGAGGTTGCGCTTGCTGGTCATGGCGATGCGCTGGACCTGCGGTGACGGCTCAACACCGAACTCGGGGGCGATTTCCATCGCCAAGTTGTAGGTGAAGGCCCGCATGTACCCGGGCGGGAAGTGCAACTCGGTTGCCAGCGTGGCAGGCTGCGACAGTTCTTCAACCGAGATGAAGTGCCACTCAAGCGTCTGGGTCGGCTTGGGGTAAATGTACATCTCGACGTTGGGGAACGTCTCGTTGACGAAGATCACCTGCGGGAAGGTAGACGTGGCCGTCTTGACCGCGATGCCGTTGTACTGGTCTTGGTTGATGAACTTGATACCGTACGACACGCCGCTGGGGGCGCGGTAGTACGTGGCGTCATCGAGCAGCACGGGGCGGTTGCCCACGAAGTCACCAGACGGGCCGAGGGTTCGCTTGATCTCGCCGGAAGGCCAGTTGAAAATTTGATCTTGGGTGGCGAAGACCGACAGTCGCTCGGTGTTCCACGAGTCGATCATCTGGTTCATCGCCACGAGGGCGTCTTGGCTGGTCGCAGCCGAGGGAGT